GAGGGCAACGACGCCAAGGCCTGTGTGCTCGCCCATCGAGACGAGCTAACCGCGCAGAACCGCACCAAGTTCGCCCGCGTCAATCCGGGGATGTCGACCTCGGTGGTCGACGCGAAGGAGAAGTCCTGGACCGGGCGAGCGACCTTCGCCATGGCGCCGACGCTGGCGCGGGAGGCCAATCTCGACCAGATGCCGGCGCTCGACCTCTTCGTCATCGACGAAGCGCATCACGCCGCCGCCGACAGCTATCGGCGCATCATCGACCGGGTTCGCGAGCGCAACCCGAACGCATTCATCTACGGCGTCACCGCGACGCCGAACCGGGGCGATCGCAAGGGGCTGCGCCCGGTTTTCTCGAACGTCGCCGACCAGATTCGCATTGGCGAGCTTATCGCCTCCGGACATCTCGTGCCGCCGCGGACCTTCGTGATCGATGTCGGCGTGCAGTCCGATCTCGGCAGGGTGCGCAAGACCGCCGACGATTTCGACATGACCGAGGTCGCCAAGGTCATGAACCGCGCGCCGGTGACGGAAGCGGTGATCCAGCACTGGCGCGAGAAAGCCGGCGACAGGCAGACGGTGGTCTTCTGTGCCGATGTCGTCCATGCGACCGCCGTGGCGCAGGCATTCCGCCAGGCCGACGTGCCGACGGTCCTGGTGACCGGCGACATGCCCGATGCCGAACGCCGGGCCGCGCTCGCCGATTTCGCGGATGGCCGGGCGCGCGTCGTCGTCAACGTGGCCGTGCTCACCGAAGGCTGGGACCATCCGCCGACGTCCTGCATCGTGCTGCTGCGCCCCAGTTCCTATCGCTCGACCATGGTCCAGATGGTCGGCCGGGGGCTCAGGACGGTGAACCCGCAGGAGCACCCCGACATCCTCAAGACCGATTGTGTCGTCCTCGACTTCGGCATCTCGACGCTGTTGCACGGCTCGCTGGAGCAGGACGTCGACCTCGACGGGCGGGAAGTCGCCGGCGACGCGCCCACCAAGACCTGCCCGTCCTGCGAGGCGATCATTCCCCTCTCGTCGCGGGAATGCCCGCTCTGCGGCAACGTCTTCGCCTGTGACGATGGCGGCGACGAGCCGCAGCCGCTCGGCGATTTCGTGATGAGCGAGATCGATCTGCTCAAGCGGTCGAGCTTCAAGTGGTGCGATCTCTTCAGCGACGATGCGGCTCTGGTCGCCACCGGCTTCACCGCCTGGGCGGGCGTCTTTTTCCTCAACGGGCGCTGGTATGCGGTCGGCGGCCGGCAGGGGCAGCCCACCACGCTGGTCGGCGCCGGCGAGCGCATGGTGTGCCTCGCGGCGGCCGATGACTGGCTCAACGAGCACGAGAGCGACGAAAGCGCGCACAAGACCCGCCGTTGGCTCTCGCAGCCGCCTACGACCAAGCAGCTCGCGCTTCTGCCGGCGGAGTATAGGCAGGACTTCGGGCTCACCCGCTATCAGGCCTCAGCGCTGATCGCCTTCCAGTTCAACAAGGCTGCGATCCGCAGGCTCGTGTTCGGCGCTGACCGCAACGCTCTGGCGAGGGCGGCGTGATGGCGGACCAGCTCCATGACGTCGACGCCTCCCTCGACCCGCGAGCGGCTCTGGCACCCGCGCGGGATCCCCTGCGCCGTCTGCTGGCGACCGGCGCGTGGCTTTGGCTGGCACGAGCCCTTCCGTTCCAGTCGGCCGCGCCCGGATCGCTGGTTCTGCTCGATCACCTGTCAGGCCTTCTGGTCCTCGTCGGCACGGAGGCGTTCCGTGGTTGACCTCACCGAACAGGAGCGCGCGGCCATGCGCGCGGCGCTGAAACCCGTCGCCGAACTCATGGAGGAGATCGGCTGGGCTACGCCGCTCGCCGGTCTCTCGGAAGCGCAGGTGCTAACGCTGATCGAAGCGGCCGTCGGCGCCTTCCAGGAGGCGATGGCGGCGAGCGCGAGCACGGAGATCCCGTTCTGATGCTCGACTTCAATCATCGCACCAGCATCGCCGATCATCTGAACCAGCGCATCGACATCGCGCTTGCGGCCGAGCGGTCGGCGACACCGGCGCGCAGCTATCTCGGTGCGTCGCGTCTCGGCGTGCCCTGCGATCGCGCATTGCAGTTCGAGTTCACGGACACGCCGCGCGATGCCGGTTCGGACCTCGGCGGCCGAACGCTCAGGATCTTCGAGATCGGCCATGTCCTCGAAGACGTGGGCATCCGATGGCTGCGCGCGGCCGGTCTCGATCTCGTCACCCGCGCGAACGGCGGCGGGCAGATCGGGTTCTCGGCGGCGGGCGGCCGCATCCGCGGCCATGTCGACGGCGTCATTTTCGGCGCACCGGGCTTTCCGGCTCTTCAGGTTCCGGCGCTCTGGGAATGCAAGACCATGAACGCCAAGGCGTGGCGGGAGACCGTCGCCAAGGGCGTCATCCTGGCGAAGCCGATCTATGCCGTCCAGATCGCGATCTACCAGGCCTATATCGAGCCGGCGCTGCCGGGCGTTTCGGAACATCCGGCGCTCTTCACCGCGATCAACAAAGACACGGCCGAGCTTCACCATGAACTCGTGCCCTTCGACGCGGCCCGCGCGCAAGCCGCGAGCGATCGCGCCGTGCGCATCCTGCGCGCCACCGACGCCCACGAGCTGCTGCCGCGCATCGCGCATGATCCCGCCCATCACGAATGCCGCTTCTGCCCTTGGGCCGAGCGATGCTGGAGGCTACCCGGATGAGCGGGGACGACGCCGACAATGTCGTGCGCATCGATGCCTGGCGGGATTTCAACGATGCAGCACCGACCGCCGATCCCGTGCTGGCGCCGGACGCCGAGGCGATCGCGCTCTTCGTCGACCGCGTCTTCGGCTATTGCGACGGGCTGATCCCGGTTCGCGGTCTGCCCGAGAAGGGAAACTCTGGTCGGCCGCACACCTCCTGGCTTCCGGTCGATTCCGAGGCGGCCGCGCGCATTCACACCACGGCGGTGTGGGCCGCTCGGGAAGGCGCCGCGCTCTATGTCGTGCCTGGCACCGTCGCCGAACAGAGGCAGGCCAAGGCGGAAGACATCCAGCAGATCCAGACGATCGTCGCCGATCTCGATACCGGCGATGTCGAGGCCAAGCTCGCGCATTTCAAACGGCATCTGCCGCCGCCCGTGATGGTGGTCGAGAGCGGCGGACGCACCGAGAGCGGCGCCACGAAACTCCATGTCTGGTGGCGGCTCAACGAGCCGGCCGAAGGCGCCGACATCGATCTCGTTTGCACGCTGCGCGGGATGATCGCCGACAAGGTCGGCGGCGATCCGCATTTCCGCTCTGCGCACCAGCCGATCCGCGTCGCCGGTACCGTCTACTTCAAGGGCGGGGCAACGCGCCTCGTCGCGATTCGTGAGGCATCGTCGGGCGAGGTCGATCTGCGGGAGTTCGCCGAAGCGGTGGACGTGATGCCGGTGCTGCCGGGCATCATCCCTCCGACGGCCGAGACCGCGCCTCATCAGAAGCCGAGCCTCGACGACGTCCTGAAGCAGCGCACGCGCGCCGGCGGTGTCGATCCCATCACCCGCTTCGAAGCGGCCAGCATGGTGATCGGCCACCACGTCCGTCTCGTCCATGAGGGGCGCGAAACCGAGGAAGACGCCCGCCAGGCGATCCAGCAGTTCAATCAGGCATGCCTCGATCCACCCTGGCCGTCCGAGCGCATCGACGCCGAGTTCGACCGGCTGTGGCGGCGGCATGTCGCCCGCAATGGTCCGGGCCTCACGCTCACCGCCGCGCCGATCGCCTCGATCCCCGCCTTCAGCCTGGGGGCACTGCTCGACGACCACAGCCCCATGCCGACCGACATCATCGCGCCGCGCGTGCTCACGCCGGGCGGCATGCTGGTGCTCGGCGGCGCACCGAAGGTGGGCAAGAGCGATTTTCTGATCAGCCTGCTCGCCCACATGGCGGCGGGATCGACCTTTCTCTGCTTCAAGCCGCCGCGTCCGCTCCGGGTTTTCTACCTGCAGGCGGAGATCGACTACCACTATCTGCGCGAGCGCCTGCAAGGGCTGATCCTTCCGAAATCCGTACTGGCGACCGCGCGCGACAATCTCGTCGTGACGCCGAAGCTGCGGCTCATCCTGGACGGTCGCGGTCTCGCGCTGGTCGAGGCGGCGATGCTCGGCGCTTTCGACGGCGAGCGCCCCGACATCCTGTGCATCGACCCGATCCGCAACCTGTTCGACGGTGGACCGGATGGCGGCGGCGAGAACGACAACGACGCCATGCTGTTCTTCCTGCAGGCGCGCGTGGAAGCATTGCGCAATGCCGCGGCACCCGAAGCGGGGCTGATCCTCAGCCACCACACCCGCAAGGCGCAGAAGCGGCAGATCGCGGAAGACCCCTTTCAGGCGCTCGCCGGCGCGAGCGCGCTCAGAGGCTTCTACAGCGCCGGCATTCTCATGCATCGGCCGGACGAGGATCGGCCGGAGCGCCGCCTCGAGTTCGAACTGCGCAACGGGCCCGCGCTCGATCCGATCCTGATCGACAAGCGTCAGGGGCGCTGGATCATCGTCGATCCCAAATCCGAGCGGCTCGTGCGCAAAGACCTTGGCGAGCGTCTCGATGCCGAGCGCGCCCGCAAGCGCGACGTGATCCTGCAAATCCTCGACGACCAGGCGCGTGCCGGGCACCTCTACACCGCCTTGCAGTTCGCCGAGGCCTTCGAAAATCAG